AAAGCTACACAAAGATCTAAAAATGCTGCTGTGAATAAAGTGATTAGAAAGTGGGAAACTTTGACTACAAATGGTACGCAAAATCTACCTATTCAACGTCAGTTTGTTACCTACAATAAACAAGATGCCGTTAGATTTCTTGATAATGATGGATTAGGTTTTAAATGTTCTGGTCAATTTGATGAGGTTCGTAACGAAATTGGTTATGTCGTAACTGAAAATCAAGAAGCTTCATATATCATCAATGCAATGTTTCGTTATTTGGAAGAAGGAAAAAAATCATATTTCATATTACAAACCAAACAACCAACAATCGTAGAACCTCTCTCTGTCAAGGTAATTAAGATGGAGGAAGAAATTAAACGAATTGAAAATGGAATCAAGAAGGTTGCTGGTCTTAAAGAAGGTGCTGATTGGGATTTTCCTTGGCGAATAGTAGGGAGACTTCCACAACTTCCAACCGATGTTAATACAATGATCTTCGTTGATTCTGAAAACTATAAACCTTAATTTATTATTGTTTACATGTCCAAACATCCCTCAGAAATGGGGGATGTTTCTCTTGAGATTATTATGATTTATGTGAAAGGTTCCGATGGAACATTTATTATGGACAGAAAAGTATCGCCCTCAAACAATCGAGGATTGTATTCTACCCAAACGGTTGAAGGAAGTCTTTCAACAATACGCAAGTCAGAAACAGATACCAAATCTACTTCTAACAGGCAGCGCTGGTGTCGGGAAGACAACAGTGGCCAAAGCACTGTGCCAAGAAGCAGGATGCGATTACCTAGTAATCAATGGTTCTGATGAATCAGGTATCGACACATTCCGAGTCAAGATAAAAAACTATGCATCATCAATGTCATTCACTGGTGGACGTAAAGTCATCATCATCGATGAAGCCGATTACCTAAACCCAAACTCAACACAACCTGCACTGCGTAATGCAATCGAAGAGTTCGCAAGTAACTGTTCGTTCATCTTCACATGTAATTACAAGAACCGTATCATCGAACCACTTCATTCGAGGTGTGCAGTCGTTGAATTCGGTTTGAAGAATGGTGAGAAGATAAAGATGGCAACCGAGTTTCTGAAGAGAACTGAATCGATTCTACAAAGTGAAAAAGTTGAGTTCGACAAGAAGGTTGTTGCCGAGTTGGTGACAAAACATTTCCCCGACTTTCGCCGTGTGATAAATGAGTTGCAACGGTATTCACAACTTGGTAAAATTGATGTGGGTGTTCTGGCTCAAGTTGCCGATGTATCCATCACCGAGATAGTGAAGTATATCAAAGACAAAGACTTCGGTGCAGTTAGAAAATGGGTTGCAACCAATGAGATTGATTCGACTACGTTCTTTCGCAAGTTGTATGATAACTTATACGATTTTCTCAAACCACATTCTATTCCACAAGTGATTTTAATTCTTGCCGACTATCAATACAAACAAGCATTCGTTGTTGACCAAGAAATAAATATTGTTGCGTGTCTTATACAAATAATGGCGGAAGGAGATTTTAAATGAGAGCGGATGTAATAGCAGAACACTATTCAGATGACGGTATCAAAGTGTCTATGGTAATAGAGAATGATGATCGGTATTGTGTATTCATTTCATGCTTGGAAAAGAATGTAAGTGAAGAAAAGTATTTCGACAATGTGGAAGATGCCAAATCTTTTGCGAGAGAGTGGGTGCTGTGACAAGAATAGATTTTCCACAGATTTCTGAAACTCCTGAACTTTTTAATTATTTTTTTGATAGGGAAATTTGGATATCTTCCATCAAAGAAACAGAAGACTTTATTAAACCTTTAACCAAGTATACTGGCATTAGCAATAAAGTAAAGTCAGAACTTATCAGTGGAATTGTTCCTCAAAAATTATGTGGAATTATGAATGAGAAATATCAATCTGAAGATTATCTTTTTCGTATTGCATCCAATGATAATGAACCCGATATGATTGTGGAGAAAAAAAGTTTTTTAAATGATTGGGAAGGTGTTGCTGAAATTAAAGTAGCTAAGGCAACAACAGATAAAACTGGTAAATCTAATGTACAATGGCGTGGAGGTGAATTTTCAAAACGTGATGGTGATTACTTTCTTATATCTTACGATTTTGATCCTCTTTATGGAATGAAATGGTTTATATGTTACTGTCACATATCTAAAGAAGATTGGGAATCTTCCATAGATAATGGATACTATGCCACAACAATTTCTGCGGAAAAAATAATCACACAACATCTCGATAAGAATAATATTATTATTGGAGATACAAGTATGTCTAAAAAAAACAAGCAACGATTACTTCTTGGTGTAATATCATGAACCCATTTGATTATGTCAAGGATATTCTACAGGGAAAAAAGAACCTGATAGTAGATGACCTGAGTGAGAAGGACTATCAACCATTCCTTACCAATCGGTCACTGTCCTACCATCACGACTGTGTTTATGTTGCCAATGAAATGAACCGCAACCACTTTCTTGACAAAAAGCTACAGAATGATTTTCTTATAAATATCGTAAGGTCTAAGAAAAGAACCTATGCTAAGTGGATAAAATCTGAGAAAAGTGACGATATAGAATGCATCAAGCAGACATACGCCCTATCAGATGCCAAAGCACGTGATGCTTTGCGACTACTAAGCAACGAACAAATCCAAAAACTCAAAGAACAAACCCTGAAGGGTGGATTAGGAAAATGATATGGTTGATTTATCAAAATTCCTTGAGATTGAACTCAAGGAACAGGATGACTTTCTAAAAGTTAGAGAAACACTAACACGAATTGGAGTATCGTCAAGAAAAGAAAAAGTTTTATATCAGTCGTGCCACATATTACACAAACAAGGAAGATATTATCTGGTTCATTTTAAGGAGTTGTTCCTTTTAGATAACAAACCATCCAACCTTTCGGAAAATGATGTTCAAAGACGGAACGCAATTGCCGATTTATTAGAGGAATGGGGCTTGCTAAAGATTCTAAATCCTGCTATAATGGAAGATAATATAGCACCAATTCACCAGATAAAAATCATCTCTTTCAAAGAGAAAGATGAATGGGAATTGATTACTAAATATAATATAGGTAAAAAGAAAACTGATTATTAATATGGTGACTTATCATGTACAAAACGAAAAACAACTTGGTCAAACTTGTGAATAAGTATACCAAAGAAGAAGTATTTACTAGAGATTACGATGATGTGATTAGAGAAGGCGCCAATGAATTCGTTCGGGTCTTTGCTCAATCAAATCCTCAAAGAACTTATCTTGTCAATCGCACAGCGTTTGAGATTGCCAAGTAAGTCGTGATGCCTTCGGGGTCACGTATTTTAACTTGCTTAATAGGAGAAATGTATGACACGTATTTCATTTGGACCTTTGTTCCATCAAACACTTGGTTTTGAAAACTTTATTCGTGATGTTGAGAAAATTCTTGATAGTGAAATCAAACCATCAACTTTCCCACCACATAACATCATCAAAGCAGATGATAATAAGTATGTTGTAGAACTTGCTGTCGCAGGTTTTGCAAAAGATGAAATTGATATTCAAGTACAAGAAGGTAACTTGACAATCAAAGGTGAAAAGATTGAAGCTACACCTGATGTACAATATCTACATCGTGGTATTGGTGGACGTTCTTTCACCAAAGTAATCACAATCGCAGACACCATTGAAGTTAAAGGTGCTGAAATCAAAGATGGTATTCTACGTGTGGGATTAGAAAATGTAATTCCTGAACACAAGAAACCTCGCAAAATTGAAATTGGTAATGAGTATTTTCTAAATCGTGTGGGATTTTATAGTAACGAAAGTAAACCAGAACTCCTACAAGAAGAAAAGAAAGCGGCATAAAGAGTGGGGCTTTATGCCCCACTTATTGAAAGGTATATAATGTATAGAAATATAGAATCATATCTCAAAGTTTATAATGATTTTCTTACACCAAAAGAATGTAAGAAAGTGATTCAAGATCTTAAAAAATCTGATGACCAGTTTGTTCAACACTCATATCATAACATTCTTGAAAATAGAGAAGAAACTCATGATGATGATTTATCAGTAAGTTATGTGAAAATTCCTTTCAGAGAAGAAATGATGAAGAGGACATGGAATTTAATTCATACTTATATTAGTGATTTCGATTATAGATGGTTTGATAGATGGACAGGATTCAGTGATATACGGTTTAACAAATATGAAGTTGGTAAGTATATGAAAATCCTTTTCT